TTCCGGATTTTGGCAATTGAATATGAATCATTCACAACTGTCACAAAATCTTCTAGGAAAAAAAGAGCCTTCTCTAGGAAATATCATTTCTTCTGTCTGTAGTTCCAAATACTTTGATCCTGGACACAAAAAGCGCATTGATTTTATGAAATTTATAGAATCTAAGCTATCCCCTGATGTTCAACTACATATTTTCAATGAAGATAATCAGCACGGCTTTACTTCTTATCAAGGAAAAGCGCGTCCCTTTATAGATAAACATCGTGGCATCCTACCGTATAAATACTATTTTATGTGCGAAAACAATGCAGAGCATAATTTCATAACGGAAAAGCTCTGGGAGCCGATTCTTTGCGAGAGCCTCTGTTTTTACTGGGGCTGTCCTAATGTAAGCGACTATATCAATCCTCTTGCATATGTTCAACTAGACATGAATGACTTTGAAGGCTCTTACCAAATTATGAAGGAAGCCATCCAGAAGAATCTTTGGTTGGAGCGTCTTCCGTATATTCAAGAAGCAAAGTGGTTGATACTCAATAAATATGGATTCTTCCCTGTCCTAGAAGAAGTTTTAACTCCTAAGAAAATATGCTTTATACATTCATGTAACCTGGCTTCTGCTGGCACAGATCGCCTAAACATGGTCCTGGAATCTGCAAAATCCATAAAAGAACTAGATTCCATTATTATAAATAATATTGGCATACCCTTGGATGAACCCTTTTACACAGCCCAGGATAAACGCATACAAGTTATACAATGCTCAGAAGATCCAAATCTATTTGAAATTCCTACATTAAAACTAATTTCTGAGTTTTCAAAGAAGCATCCATGTGCTAAAGTTTTATATTTGCATTCCAAGGGAATATCCTACGATAAACAATCCGAATTATATGCGTGTTCCACTGATTGGATTAAAATGATGTTACACTTCCTTTGCAAACATTCTGCCGAGTCTTTGAAAGCGCTTGATACTTGTGATACTACTGGATGTAATTTATTACATCTTCCGAATCCTCATTATTCTGGAAATTTCTGGTGGGCAAATGCGAATTATATAAAGAGACTTTCTACAGGGGACTTGACTGATAAAATGTCGGCTGAATGGTGGCTACTGACTGGCAGAGGGTCACTCTCAGAACAACATCACTCAGGGGTAAATCATTTTACAGAGAGGTATCCTGTATCCAGATATTTGTTGGATCTGAAAGCCTAAACTTTTCGTGCAGAGGGTATCCAGAACATGCTTCGCCTGGCCACGCTGTTGTTTTCTACCATGATGACCACTGCACTTTCTTCCGTCACGGATTGCTCTAACGGCAAATCACTGCTTACACTGACTTCCATGAGTTTCTCTCCTGACCCTACGGTGCCTGGACAGAATTCCACCCTTCTCTTATCTCTGGATGTGCCCGCAGAAGTAACCAACGGCACGGCAACATATACTACGACCTACAACTTTATCCCTTTTGCTCCTACCACGGATCCCCTCTGTTATGTTACGGTGCCTTGCCCTATTGAGGTGGGAACTATTCAGACCCGATCATCTTACCCGATTCCGGCAGATTTGAAGGGCACTCTCCAGATTAAGGTCGTATGGAATGATCTTGACGGTAATTTGCTTATGTGTGTATCTGTAAGCACTAAACTTGGCCAGAGGTTTCGTATGTCTAAGGATCTTGTTCTATTTACGAACGAAACCAAGATATTTCATACAGATTAGATGAACACTGCCATGGAGGGATTCAATAGAAACGCGAATAGGGTTATCAATAGCCTTATTCCGGTTGGGTCTAATATAAAGCCTGTAGAATCTACGAGTTGGTTATATACTACAGTAATTATTGTCGTATTCGTTGCGGCGTTTGTCGGATTATTGTATTATTTTAAAGATTCTCTTAGTGAACTATTTAACACAGCTACGGACATTGTGAATGGATACTTTACAGGACAGCCTTCATCTGCTCCTGCTCCTGCTGAAAAGAAAGATGCATCTGGTAATCCCTCTCCGCCGCCAGGTGAAGGGGTTCCTCTAGCAGCTACTAATGCGCAGAAAGGCCAGGGATCTGACCTATCCATACCAAACATGGAAAAAATCCTACCCGGCGGTCTAGGATCCAAAGAAGTATTCAATGTGTCATCCAATAAATACACATATTATGACGCTGAGCCTCTTTGCAAGGCTCTAGGTGCGGAGCTAGCAACATATGACCAGGTAAAAGAGGCATGGTCAAAAGGTGCTGATTGGTGCAACTATGGTTGGATCAAGGGACAAATGGCCGTGTATCCGACATCCGACGACACATTCACTAAGTTACAGGGTGGACCGGCAGAGCAACACCTTGCTTGTGGAAAACCCGGTGTAAATGGAGGATTCTTTGACAATCCCGAGCTTCGCTATGGTGTCACTTGCTATGGCTCAAAGCCTTCCAAGGCAAATCACGATGAGTCAGCAGCAGCCATGGCTACACCGACAAGCCCAGATGCCCTTGAATTTGACAAAAAAGTGGCTGAATTCAAGGCAGAAGCAGATACAATTGGAATCATGCCGTTCAACGCAAATAAATGGTGATTTAATCCATCAACGATGGAATCCGTCGTTCATATCGGCAATATAGGCATCTGTGCCCCTCCTTTTACTCCCTCGCCAGCTCTCATCCGAGTCAGTGTCTGAATCATACAGAGCATCTTCCACCACACGGCCATTGTAGCTTTTGTCCATATTGATAAATGGATACAGGATGTTCGGTAGATCACAGAACATCCGTTGCCCGATATGGGTGCCCTCTTCAAAATCACTATACGATTTCCATTCTTCCATGAAACTGGAAATCGTATCAAAGTCCATAATGTGTTGAAACTCGCGCAAATCCTCTGGCCAGTTCCTATGCAAAGGTTCCGGATACGCAATGGTATCATAACGACGCTTCCGGACAATGATGTCGCGCTGAATCGTATACATCCATCTGGCCACCACCCTACTGTTCCATGCGCTGTCCATGACATAACCAACGCTCTTCATGAAGACCCTCGCACTGTCAGTGAAGTCATAAATAACTTCCCTCCTCCCGACACGCTCATCGCCGCCATTCCACACCTCCTGGTCTAGCCAAAGCTGAAAGTCGTTCACCATGTCTACTCTGTTAAGCTGGACCTTATACCCGGTGGCCAGGCGGTTTCAACTTTTTTTTAGCCTGCATTCAACGGTTGAGCCACGATTCGCTTTTATAAAGGCCATGATATCACTTGTTTCATCATCACTCCCGGGAGCCTTCTTTCCATAATAATCATGTAAGAGGCTTTCAAGTCTTTGTAGCGTAAGAGGATTCGCATGCTTTTCCTCATGGACTGAAAGCTTCCCTCCGGTTATTTGAATAATTGCATTGATCATCTTATTTTCCCGCAAGCTTGTTATGATTTGTTCCTCCCATCTTGCCCTTGCTGAGCGGGCTTGCTGTGTTTGACGCGCGAATGTGGCAGCAAGGTTATCAAAATGCACCCAGCTACGAATCATAGAGCCGAGGACTTGTGTATTCATAGCCGATGATGTCGGAGAAGACATTGTTTCTATCTACATGCCCGGCGAAATCGTTTGTATAAAGCTACGCACTGGCGGGTCTAAATAAGAGTATTCCCAAGATACTTACGAGTAAAGCAACTAATAGACCGAATATGACACACATCATTATGATATATGGAAATATGAGTTCAATAATATATTGAATAAAAGGTTCTAGAATAAGTATTTGAATCTTCTTTTTAATCGTGTCATCTTTGAGAGTTTGAATAGTTTTATCCACGAAAGATTCTATCAATTTCGTCATTTGCGTCATTTCTAGGTTGCTGTGTATAAATTTATATTAAAAAATCCACGCACAAGCAAATGAAAATAGAGAAGCCCTCTTACAATGCATCTACCCGGTTGTATACTTGTCAGCTGATAGATGGTTTCCGGCTAAAATCATCTTATGAAGACGGGGCATCTAAGGATTTATATAATACCAGCGATGTGATTGAGTCATTGATACAGCCAATAATTCAAGGGACCGCAGGTTGGTTTACAAAACCCCTTACCCCTGAATGGTTGAAGCCGAGGATTCGTCTAACTATACCTACCGGCGATGTGCCCTCCGAGTTTGAAGGGACGGCCGAGTTTATTGCAGATAAACTCCTTATTTCCAAGGATGAGTTCGTCTTTGTAATGGTTATGGGAGAAATGAAAAAGTCCGAGAAGGTTGTGATTGAATTCCAGGAGGAAGAACTTCCGGCAAAGGTGGCCCACCTTCAGAAGTCTGATGTTTTGAAAGCAAGGGAAAAGGCGGCAAAAGCCCTTTTCCGGGCTGAGATGCTAACCCAAGAATATATTCGCCAGCGCGGGGGGGAGGACACCGACTGGGAGGACGATGAAGAGGATGTTGAAGATTCGTAGATTCGTAGAATATCTTTCCAAGAAATTATTGCCTACCTCTATTTCAGAAACGCAAATGGCACTCCCCCATGTATCATTTTTGACCGGTGTACTCGTGGTGGCTATTTTGTTAGTTGCTGTATATCTCCTCAAGCCCAACTTCTTTGCGTCGCTGTTCTCAACCAGAAGTGGTTTTACTGGCACAATGGAGGAGGACTCGAATAGTTCTCAGGAGAGGACCCAAGATGCCTCTGGCTCTCATCAGGTAAAGGCAAATAAAGGAAATAAGAATGTTGCGTCATTTGCTGATGGTGGTGCAGCAAATATTCAGGATCTGACGGCCGCGCTTACCAAGGTTGCAGACGCTGCCGGCACTCTCCAAGGTGGCAAAGCAGAGGGTTTCGCCAATATCGATGATGTCACAGGCCCCTCCGAGTTTGACAGCGCGCAGGGCCCGGCTGGATGCTACCCTCGCGACCAGCTGACGCCCGCCGAGCTCCTTCCCAAGGACCCCAATTCCACATGGGCGCAGCAGAACCCGATGGGCCAGGGTAGCCTGAAGGGCAAGAACTTCCTATCGGCCGGCGCTCTCATTGGCGTGAACACGGTGGGCCAGAGCCTGAGAAACGCGAACCTCCAGCTCCGCTCCGAGCCCCCGAATCCCCAGGTGCCTGTGTCCGTGTTCTACAATAGCACGATACAGCCCGACACGAGCCACCGTGACCTGGAGATCAATTAAATATATTGAAACACCTTTAACACAATATCTAGAGTCTCTCCCTGGGTCTACAGATATAAGTGTCATAACTCAATTAGATGGCAGATCTTTCTTCTATGTTTTCCAGTGCCCTCCAGACAATACAGGCACGAGTATCTGGTAACTCAGAATTCCCTCTTGTTGATGTGAAAAGCACAGTGGACGGCAGAATATACAGAGTCCGTGATATGCCAGATAAACAAAAGGCCTGTGACCTACTTGCAAATGTAAGAAGGAAGATGGAGAAATTATATTTTATCGTGAGCGAGAAGTTCCCGAATAAACCACAAGTGAAACAATGGATCACCAATTTCCAGCCGAGTCCTGAGAGATTCATTGAATCAACGCCCGACGCAGAGCATACGAGTTATAGTGTGAACAAGGGTGAAAAGATTCATCTGTGTCTCCGACAGCGCCAAGGACAGAATGAAGCACTCATGGAAGAGAATGTTATGGTCTTTGTTGCTCTTCATGAAATGGCACATGTAGTCACGCCAAGTCTAGGCCATGACCCCGAGTTCTGGAACAATTTCGGCTGGCTTCTAAAGCAGGCCGAGGCCAATGGAATATATCAGTATCAGGACTTCAAATCTCAGCCAGTTTCTTATTGTGGTATGCACATTACGGACGCCCCTGCTTATGACCCAAAGAAAGACGGCACCGATTTTTCGTTAGGATGATTTT